AAATAGCCCAGCTGTTCAAGTTCAGCTAAAGCGCTGCGTATAGCGTCCCTACCGTTTTTAAAGTGGTTTGTAATAAAATTTATAGTTATTTTATGGTTACTACTATGGCTAAATAAATAACAATATAACCCTGTGGCTTGCTGGCTTATACCTTGCTGCCTAAATATAGCACTAGGCACTATAGTAAACTGGTCGAATTTCGACGGTTTTATTATTCTGTTAAATTTCATTTATTATTCTGTTTATTTTCATTTGTTAGCTGTTTCTATATTAGTACTTTATATACGCTGTACCATAGCGTTACTGTTATTGCGGTTATAAATAGCCACGTAATAGACTTAATATAATTATTCATTCTACAAGCCCTTTAAGTTGGTCGCAAAAGGTACGTAAATCGCCAAAGTGTTTTATAAAATCGCTAAATTTTATTTTGTCGTCTTCGTATAGTTCCCAAAGAACTTCTACTAATAAGTCGAATTCAATACGTGTCATTTTACCTACATATTCGTAGTTAAATTTAAACCCTTCTGGCGCTGTTTGCGTCCAGCGTACCTTTTGGTTTTCTTCGTCAAAGTATACAGCGTTATATTTCATTTTTTAAAGTATTTATCGATAACGTCTTTACATTTATCAAAATCATTCAAACAATATGCAGCCCAGCCGTTATTTTGTAATTCTTCTAGCCAAAATTCCTGCGCTTCTGTTGGTTTGTTTCTACCAGCTTTAAGTTCAATAGCTAGCCCTACAAAGTCGCCACTAGGGCAAAATACCATTACGTCTGGTATACCAGCCTTACCACCTAAATACTTAAATTTAAACCGCTCGAAAGGCGTACGCTTACCTTCGTTTGGAATATGCGCCGCTAGTACGTTTGGGTACTGTACGGCTATATAGTCCATTACAGCGTTTTGTAGCCTGTCTTCTGGTCCTAAATATTTGTGGTAGTGGTTTGCCATTATATTACATTTTCATATTTTAATAGACGGTATTTTATTACCTGGTAGTCTATTTGCAGTTTATTATATTTTCGTACTAGTTGTTCTAGTGTTAATTCTTCTGTTTTTTGCTTGTCTAGTGCTTCTGCTATTTCGTAAAGTTCGTAAAAATTTTCGTCAAGTTTACTATTAAATTTACGCATATATGGCAATTCGGCTAGTGCGTGCATTACTGTAGCGTGGTTTTTATTTAAACTTTGCGCTATTTTATTTAAGCTGTAGCGCCCTAAATTTCTACATAAATAATAGTATAAAGCCCTTGCTTCTATATAAATTGTTCTTCTACATTTTAAACCTAAATCTATACCGTAAAAGTCTTCTACTAGTTCTCTATATTTTTGCATTTTCATTGTTATAATATCTAAAAATTTAACCTAAAACTATTATACCGTCGTCGTTTCTTTTACCGTCATAACCTAGCGCTACGTTAGTGTCTTGGTAGTACTTCCAGTCGGCTATAGCCTTCTTATATTCCTGGCGTCCTTTTTCTAGCAGTTCGTCGCTAATTACATAAGTTTCAACACTATAAGGCGCATTAGTTTCTATTGCTATAAATACTAGTTTATTTACGTTTAACATATCCATATAAAAAGCAGCTTGTATATGGTATTTGTATTTATATACGTCGCTTAGAAACGCCCTAGGGCTGTTATCCTGGCACGTTTTAACATCGCTAATAAAACCAGCTATTTTATTTACGCAGTCTGGGCGTACGCGAACCTTTACGCCTTCATATTCTAAATAGTGGCTTAGTTCCATTTCGCCCTGTACGTAATCTTTAGCTTGTTGGTTTTTACCTAGGTTTTCTAGTATTGTAAGTATACGCTGGTGGTCGGCTTCGTCTAGCACTTCTTTGCCTTCTGCTTTAGCTTGGTGTTCGGCGTATAGTTCCTTACCAGCTTTTGTACGCCTGTCTATTTTTGGTATTATATGGTAATCTTTATAAAATTCGTTAGGTTCGTATATAGCCGTATGTACAGCAGTCCCAAAAGCCATACTAGGCGTGCTTTTAAAGTCTGCATTTAAGTAGTGGTGTACGCTTTTTTTTGCTATCATTTTTAAACCGCTGGCGCTTATATAGTCTTTTTTACTATGGTATTCTGCGTTGGTGTCTTTTACTATTTTCATTTCTTTATATTTTAAATCATTTGTTAAAAAAAAGCCCAGGCGAATAAACGCCCAGGCTGTTATTAAAACCTACCAGGGTAGGTCGGTTTCCCCTTGTGCTACTTTAGTTTCTTTTTGTTCTGTAGGCTTATAGGTATTAAACGACATACTTAAACTACCGTCGTCATTTTTCCATAGGTTCGCTTTGTATTGCGTGTCGCCTTTATATTCGCTTTTAGCGTCTTGTACTTCGTCCTGTTTTAAACATTCTATAAGTAGTTTTGGCGTTATTAAAACGTTTGCTAAAAGGTTCTGTGGCGCATTATCGCCAGGGTTAAATAGTCGTACGCCATTTACGTACTTAGTTTTCGTGTTACTCATTATATATTGAATTGTGCAGTTATCTGCTGTTTATACTCTTTTTTCATTTTGTAATTAGCCAGTACTTTTTTAGCCTGGTCGGTTGTACCCTTTAGGGTTGCGTTTAGTTGGTTTTCTGTTAGCCAGCTTTTATTATCCTGGTTACCATTTTTGCCGCTTTGGTTATGTACAGCGTTACCTACTTCGTCAGCACTAGCTATACTAGTGTCTAGTCCTATACCTAAATAGCCTAACGCGCGCCCTAAAGCGCTTGTAAAGCCGTTTTCTAAAAACGACGTTTTATTTATGTAGCTACTGTCGCGGTATTCCTGGGCGTGGGCGCTTACCATTTCGTTACCGTCTGGGTCTAAAATAGTAGCTTTAAATACGCCTTCTTTGTCGTCTAAACTTATTAGGTCTTCGACTATTCGCCAGCCATTATAGGTGGCTTCTTTTCTAAAGTGCATAAGCCGTTCGTTTACGGTTATATACTCTTTGCCTTTTATATTTACTGTTTTCACTTGTTTATAATTAAATTAAAAGTAATATCTATACTAAAACCAGCTTTATGTAATGCGCGAAGTTCGGCTACTCTAAAAGTTTCTGGGCTATCTAGCCGCGTATATACCGTAGGGTATTTAGCGCCTATTAGTTCGCATATATCTTTTAAAGTAAAACCTAGCTTACGCATTTCAGCTGTAAATAAATCTTTATACATATTGTATATTTTACTGCTAAATTACAAATAGATATTAAACTATGCAAATTTATTTTAAAGTAAAAACCCACCCAGCGCTAGGCTTACAGGTGGGTTAGCAGCAAACAAAGGGCTGTTAATTCTGGTTATTGGTATGTATAAACTTCTGTTTTTGTGGTTTCTGTAGCGGCGGTATCGCCGTCCTGGTTTGGTTTGTGTGCTATAATATTGTATCTATTTTTACGTAGGCTACATTCTAAGCCGTCTAGTATTAAGCTGTCGCCTTCGCTAAAATTAGTAAAGTTTATTCGTATTTTATCCATAGGCGTAAGCGGTTCTGTCTGTAGGTTGTATAGTGTACCTTCATAACGTAGTACAGTACTTCTAAAGTCGTTTAGTTGCTGTTTAGCTGTAGCCTGGTAAGGTCTAGGTACATCTAAAATACTAGTATAAATATCAGTATAACCTAGACTAAAGTTAAATAATTCGCGTTCTATTTCTGTTTCGTTTATTAAAACATTTGTAGTAGTGTCTTGTGTTAGTAGGCGTTCATATATTGACGTTCGTTGCTGGTCGCGAAACATTACAGTATTATCTATATAAACGCCCTGGTAGTTAGTTAAATAGTTTCTAGGTCCATATATACGTAAATAAACCGTTTGGCTTTGTCCAGCTGCTGCTGGTAATTCGGCTACGTCTAAAGACTGGCTTACCCAGGCGTCGGCAGCGTTTTTATCATTTTCAAAAAAGAAGTATTTAACTGTAGTAGTCCAGTTCTTATTTGTTGTATCGTAGTAGTAAGTAGTTCCACTAGTAAAATAAATTTGGCACCAGAACCTATTATATAATGTAGTAGACTGTATAGCGTTGTTTGTGTCGTAGTAATAGTTTAGTCTTAGCTTCATAGCTACGCCGCGGTTACCGTTATACTGTCCTGTTATTGCTAGGTTTGTAGGCGTACTACCGCTGTTTATAGCAGTTGTTTTAAAACTTCTACTACCAGTTAAAGCTATTTCGTCTGTAGTAAAACTACCGCTAGTTATAGTCCAGTGTGTAGTATTTTGAAATTCAAAACCTACGTCGTCGTTATAGTCTACTATTCCTTTTATTGGCGGTACTTTAAACTGTACAGCTTTATAGCCGCGTTCTGCTTCGCGTGTTAGGTTTTGGTCTAGTGGCTGTAGGTCAGTTCTTACAGTTCTTAAACCTTCGTGGTTATAGTCTTCCTGGTATGTACCGCTACTATTGAAACGCTTAAAATAAAGGCGTTCTATATCGCCTTTTAAATAAGCCTGTCGCATAGTTCCTATACCAGCTGGTAGCGCCGAATTATCTACCTTGTACTGTTTAACGTAGTCTATTATAGCTTCTTCGCTGTATGTACTGTTATTTAAAACTACCCAGCGCCCATTAGCTTGGAAAATTCTAGCGTTTATATTTTTTAGTATGTTTTCTAAAAATTCTTTAGCGTTAAAAAATTCGTAGTCGTCGCTTATAAAAACCTGTTCGTTTCCTGTAAAATCGCGTGTATATAAATTGTAGTTAGTTCCTAGTATATCTATTACAGCTATGTCGTTATTTAGTATTACGTCAATATCCAGCCCTATATTGTCTAGCGCTTTACATATAACGCTAGATAGTGTAAAGTTTAAATCGCCAAAAGAAATAGTATAGTAGCTGTTATCTACAAAATAGTTATCTAGTTCGCCTATACCGTCTATAGCGGTTAGGTTTATAGGTTGTGGGTTAGGCGCTAAAACTTCTGCAAACTGGTCGCTAAGTAGCCAGCCAGTCCAGAATAGCCTATAGTCGTCTACAGTTTCTATAGTTAGATATTTACTAAAACACGTACCACCTTCTACAGTTCCACCGTCGTCTAGTACCCTTCTATTAAAAGCTGTTTGCGTATCTAGGTAGCCTATTAAACTACTATCTACGCAGTTGTCAGCTTCCACTATACCGCCGTCCTGTTGGCTTCTAGTTTTATATGCGTCGCGTACAGTCTGGGCTACATATACTTCTACTTTGTATTCGCGTTCTGGTTCGTTAAAGAAGTCGTCGTAGTTTGTTTCGTCTGTTTGGTATAGGCTTATATTGCAAGTGCTACCAATTATAGGGCTGTAAAAGTCGTCGTCGCCGTCCCATTTAATTTTTACTGGGTCTTCGCCACCTACTAGCGGCAGTATTTCGCCTGTATAGCCGTCTTTTAAAATGTCTAAACGTCTACCGTTGCCTTCGTGGTCTTCAAAATCTAGCCTAAATTTTACGCCGTACGCCATAATGTTTTATTTAATTCTGCCGCGCTGTTTTTCGGCGCGTTGTAGTGCTACTATAAGGTCTTGACCGCGTAGTTCAAATTGACCGCCTACGTTTACTTGCTGCGCTTGTCTGTCGCCTATTAAGTTTTTAAGTTTATCTAGTGGCGCTATTACTTCTGGGTTACTTCTAGCGCCAGCATATTCGCCCATTAGTCCTAGTGTTGGACCGCTAACTATACCGCCATTAGCAAACGCCGCTATAGCGCCTGTACGTGGTCCGCTAGCTGTTGCACCGCCGCCGCCTTTTCCTTTTCCTTTTGCTATGTTAGCAGCACCAGCTTTTACCGCAGCACCTATAGCTATTAAGGCTACACCAGCTACTATAGCTGGTATTCCAGTTAGTTTAGTTAAACTTTCTTTTATAGCTTCAATAGCTATACCATTTTGTAAAACTAGCTTACCCATTTGTATAGCCATATTTGCTAAGCCAGTAAGTAGTGTACTAGATAGTGCGCCTATTAAGCTACCGCCGTTTGCTATAGCTTCGCCTAAAGCCATACCTATACCTTCGGCTACACCTTGAAGACCACCAGTAACTATTTCGCCTACAGCTAGGGCGTTTTCCTGTGCTATTAGTTGCTGTTCTATACCTCTAGCTTTTAGAATACTATTACTTCTTTGTAGTGCGCCGTCTAATTCTTTACTACTATTACTAACACTAGCGGCTAACATAGCTACAGGGTCTGTAGTTACGGTTTGCATTTCGCCTAGTAAACTACTTCCAGCTTGTAAATTTAACTGCTGGGTAGTACCCATAGCAGTACCAGCTGTAGCACCTAAGGCGCTTACGCCTGTAGCTTGCTGTCTAACTGGTCCAGCTGCTGGCTGTATTGGTGCAGCGGCTGTTTTGTTCTTTTGTTTTTCTAGGTCTTCGTTAGCTTTTATAGCTTCGTTTACTACTACTAGCTGCTTTTTATATACGTCTATTTCGTCCTGTACTTGTTGTACTCTAAATTGACCGTCTTCATAGCCGCGTTTATAAAGGCTTTGTTTTCTTTTTTCAAGCGCTTCTATTTTTTCGCCTAACTGTGCGGCGTCCATTTGTTCAAGCGCTACTTTATTAGCTTCTTTTTGGCTTTTTCTATATTGTACTAAAGCTACAGTAACAGCTGCTATAGCAGTTGCTACAGCTAGTATAGGGTTGGCTATCATAGCTGCGGTTAAAACTCTAAAGCCACCAGCCGCTAGGCTTAATAGTCCTGGTAGTTTTCCTAAAGCCATTAGAAACGGACCTACAGCGGCTACTATTCCAGTAATAACTAATATAGTTTTTTTAGTGCCTTCGTCAAGTCCCATAAACGCTTTAAGTAATTCGTTTACTTTAGTTACCATTTTGGTAAACGCTGGTAGAAGTATCTGTCCTAAGTTAGCGCCTATTTCTTTTAGGCTTTCTGTAAAAATACGCATCTGGTTAGCTGCGCCGCCTTGGGTTCTAGCAAAATCGCCTTGCGCGTTTCCTGTACTAGCTATTACATATTGATAACGCAGCGTAGTTTTTTCCGCTTGCGTCATTGCTTTTATATTTTTTGTAATACCCTGGGTTAGTGCAAACTGTTTTAGGTTTGCTTCTGTCATTACAATACCTAGGCGCTTTAAGCTTTCTGTTTCGCCAGTAAATACAGCAGCTAGCGCTGTAGTAGCTTCTTCTATTTTTATGTTTTTAAAAGACGCTAAGTCGCCAGCTAGCCCTACCATACTGGTAGACATTTTAGCTGCCTGGTCGGTTGTTAAACCCATACTAGTACCCATATCGCCAAACATAGCAGCCATATCTAACGCTGTACCTTGCGCTATACCAAACTGGGTTAAAGTAGTTTTAGAAAATTCTTTTACGCTTTCACTACTTTTTTTAAAACTTACGTCTACTTTATTTAGGCTTTCTTCAAAATCACTAGCTAATTTTATAGCAGCGCCACCAGCAGCAGCAATAGGTAACGTAAGACCTACGCTTAAATTTTTACCTATGCGCGTAGCGTCCTTACCAAACTGTTGTAATTTGTTACTAGACTTTTCTAGCGCCTTTACTAGCTTGTCACTTTTAGCTTCTAGTATTACCCTTAATTTTTGGTCTGCCATAGTGTAGAATTATAGCTGTAAAATTACGAAATTTTTAACCGTTAGTATTTTTAAAATCTGCTACAGTTCTAGTGCCGCTAGCCTTAGCCCTAGCTGACCGTTCTAAAAAGCGTTCGTATTGTTCTCTAGTGCTTTTAGGCGCAGTAGCTTTTTTAGTATATATATCCTGTGGAAGTGGTAGTAGCTGTTCTGGTTTTACCATTTGGCTACGCTTAGTACAGTTTACGTTATACAGCATAGTAGCTATATAGCGCGTTTGTTCCCAGTTTACGTAGTTCTGTATAGTGTGGGCTTCGCCTAGCAGCTGGTTTTCGTTCCAAGTATTAGCCCAGAAGTCGTTAGGGTTAATACCTATTTGCCCTATATAATAGTCTAGTAGGTCGTCCCAGGTTAGGGTTTTGTTTTTTTTTGTGTAGTAGTTTTACTAGGTTTTGGGTTACGTTCTACACCCATATTTAAGTCGTTACCTAGTAGTTTAGTTTCCATTAGCGCGGCTACTATGTCGTTTAACTGGTCGCTAGTAAGGTCTTCTAGCCAGGCGCCTACAGTAAATTTATTGTAGTCTATTTCGTTATTATTTTCCTGGTCGTTAGCTAGTAGTGCGCTGTATATTAAATCACGAATAGCGCTTAGACTTAAACCACTAGCGAATAGGTCGCCTATTTGGTCTAGTGCTACGCCTTGGGCTTCTGTAAAGTTTGCCCAGAAGTTCATACTAAAATGAAGTGTGCGGTTTTTACCGCCTAGTTTTAGAGTGTAGTACCCCCTTTTTCTGTTTGCCATATTAAAAAAATTAGCCCTAGTTCCTTACGCTAGGGCTGTTAGTTTGTTACTAGTTTGTAGACGCTGTAATAGTACCAGTAATAGTAATAGAACCACTATAAGTTACTGGGCTTTCCATTTCTGCGCTTACTTCTAAGCTGCTTAAAAAACCAGCACCGCTATAAAGTTGGTCGCCTGTAGCGGCAGTTCCAAACTCAAAATACAATTTTGTACGTGCTAGTAAAAAGTCGCCTAGTTCAGCAGCGTTTTGTGCGTCTGTATAATCTACTAAGCCTTCAAATGAAATTTCGCCGCTTCTTACGCCAGCTATTACTTCTTGAAAGCCGCCGCTATCTTTAGTAGTAGCTTCTGGTAAATCATTAGACAAAGATATAGTACAGCTTGTAGTGTGTCCTATATTCGCTTCCGCACCGTCTGTAGACGATACTTTTAGTAGTAAATCTGTTCCGTTAAATACTGTACTAGCCATAAGTCGTTTTATTTTCTACAAATATACGTATTTATTTTTTTTATTTTTTGCTGTAGTTAATACCAAAAAAAGTGTGTACGCCGTTGTCTTCTATTACTATTTCGCTAGCAGCCCAGTCTTCTGGCTGTTCTTCTATACCTTGCCATAGTACGTCTACGCTGTATTTTTCAGCTAGTATTGGCGCTGTAGTTTCTACTAGTTCGCCGTCTTCGTCTTCTTCGTATTCGCCTGGCGTTACTACTATATGTCCTAGCTTTACTATTGTGTGTTTGTGGTCTGGGTATGTTTCGCCAGTTACTTCGTCTTCGCTATGTGGCAGCGCGTCTATTAGCGCGTCTGCTGCGGCTTCGTCTGTAAATTCGTATTTCTTAAATAAATATTTCATTTTATATTAACTTTTAATTATTTTACTCTTGTTTTTATTATAGGTGTAATTGTTACGTTGTTAATGCTTGTAATTCGCTGTCGGTTAGTTCGTGATTAAATATTCTAAAATCTTTTATATTACAAGAATTTGTACTAATTGACCTAAAAACACCAATTATATAATCAGTAAAAGATGTATTAAAGGAATTATTTGAACAATCGGTTTTAGTAGCTTCAAGTTCGCCATCTACATATAATTTTACAGTTGTATCGTTTAAAAATAAAACTGCTACTTTATGAAATCCACCAGCATATGTTGAGGTTGAAGTTAAAATATTTTCTGTGCCCTGTGGTCGTGATAAAGCCAATACTTTATTATTACTGCTAAATAGTATTGAGTAATAGTGATATTGATTTGATTTGTCATAAAAACCACAAGTACCACTCTCTTGTCCTAAAGTATGATTACCCTCAACATACATAACAAAAGGATAAGATGTTGGTACATTAGGTACTGAATTTATTTCAGAAGTTTCAGCCAACCTCGTTACTCTTGACCCCTCTGTTGGTATATAGCTTGTTGCGTAGCTTCCTGCTTCAAGTTGTGCACCCCATATATAGATATTGCCATTACCATCCCCTGTATATTGCACCATACCTAAGCTCTTGGTATTTCCTGTGGCTGCATTAGCTAAATTTACTCTAAATGTGTTTGGAGCAGTTGATAACTGTGCTATAATTGTACATCTATACCACCCATTACCAAAATCTTCTATTTTAGCATCAGTAAGAGTTGCTGTGCCATTTATAATTGTTTCGCCAAGTGTACCATTTTCTAAATCAAAAACCTTACTTGCTGCAAAAGAATTGCTTGTGCTAAGTAGTAACAACTGTATATATTTTTGTGTTCCTTTTTTAACAAAAATACTTAAAGCATAATCTGTTGCTGATGAAGCTGTGATGGTTTTGCTTAATCTGTGATAGCCAAAATTACTATTAGCTTCTTGAAGTTTTGTAGCATTTAACGAACCATCAGGCGATATTGCAGAATCGGCAGTATCAGTAGTTTCACTTCCTGTGTTTGCCCATTGAGTAAAATCTTCGCTGTCGGTTACTAAATTCGTTCTACTCGGTTCAAGAAGTAGATGCCCACTTGTGTTATCTAAAAAGTCAATACGAGGTTTACCACTTCCTACTGTTTCAATTAACCCCTGTTTGTTTACCCTTGTAGCTGATGATGCTCTTGTAAAGTCAAAAGGCAAAGGTTTAAAGTTGTTGTTTTCGTCATTGTATGCAAGGGCATAGCCATCTTTGACTGCCCAATTACCATTACCAAATTTAAATGTATTTGCCATTATTCTATTGTATATAATTGTCCTTTTGCCATTTCGTTAAAGCTATCCCAAGATGTTAAATCTTCTAATTCTGTGTCGCTTAATGCTTCGTTAAAAGTCATTAGTTGTTTAGTGTTGCCGTAGAAATGATTAAAGCCACCTAACTCGAAGTTTAAACTATTTAAACCTGTTGGCGTATTTGTGTTAGTACCACCATCAAATTCAAATCCATTTACCCATAAAGCATAATCGCCACTTTTGTATTTAAGTGCCAATTTATTGTTATTGTCAATATCTAAACCACTTGCCAAAGTAGTAGATACTGCACTGCCACCAACAAATACTTTACCGTAAAGGTTATTTGTGTTGTCAAAATCAAATACAACAGAATTTGTATAACTGCCACTATCTATAGATATTCTTTTAAAAGTGCTGTCCGATATTGTAGAAATTTCCCCAAACAAAACCCCTTCGCTGTCGTTAAACGTATCAGAAGTTCCTGCACCGTTACAAACATCTGCTGAACGGGTTACACCTGCTGACGTATTAATATTTTTAATATAGGAAGTTACATAGCTTCCTGCTTCAAGTTGCCAGCCAAAAGTATATGTAGCACCATTTAAAGCACCAATACCAACCTCTGAAGTTGTAGAAGAAGTTTGTGCATATATCGAACATCTATACCACCCATTACCATAATTCTCAATAGAACCTGTTGCATTCGAATTAGATACTACTGCTCCTGTTTGAATGTTGAATGTTGATTGATAATAACTGCCATCATAAATATATATTTCAACCTCTGCATCTGCATTATATTTTAAAAAACAGCTAAAGACATTGTCTCCTGAAGAAATAGAAACACTTTTTGCAATATAACTCGTAGATGCGTTTATAGTTGATGCATTAAGTTCGCCTGTTGGCGAAGTGTTTGTATTTGTAGTTATTGTTGAACCTGACGTTCCTGAAGATAAATTATCAGAATAAGTAATTTTATTCGTTCTACTCGGTTCTAAAAGTAAAGCAGGGCAATCCTGTACTACTCCATCTAATAAAGGGTAATCTAATCTTGGTGTATTAACTGCTACGGTTTCTATAAGTCCAGCTTTATTTACTCGTGTTCCGCTTGAACCTCTTATAAAATCAAAATCGCCGTCGCCGTTTGTAGGAAAAACGCTATAAAGTTTACTAGCTTTATAAGCCGCTGGTATTAGCGCCAGGTTCGCAGTATCTTGTACACCCATTTATAGTAATTTTTACAAATTTACAAAAAATACTAACGGCGCTTACCTTGACCGCGTCTAGCCTTTTTGTAGCCCTTTTGTCCTGGGCTTGCGTTCTTACTATGTCTACCTGGGCGTTTCTTTTTGCCATTACCCCTAAATATAAACTGCGGTAGTTTAGCCATTACTTAGTTTTGTCTTTTAGTTTTTCGTAGGTGCGAAGTCCACCTAGCCCTAGCATTCCTAGTAGTATTGTTATTAAGTGGTCCATTTGTAAAGCTGGCGGTATTTGTTCTGGGCAAACCCAGGCTATAATATCGCGTAGTATAAAATTATATAGTAAAGCTACACCACAAACCCAGCCAATAAAAGGACGCCACCCAGCTACAAATATACTGCGGTGCTGCGCTTCTATTTTGTTTACTTCGTTCTGTACCTTTATTAGTTCTAGCGCTTTTGCTGGGTCTATTTCTTTGCCCTTTATAGCTTCGCGTAAGTCTTTAGCGAAAGTACCTAAATCGCTACTGCCGCCGCTATTTGACCCTAATAATTTAGCTAGTAGTTTAAACATTAGTATACCCAGTTTACGTTAGACGGCTTACTAGCATCTATATCAATATGTACAAAACCTTTGCCAGTTCCTATGCGCTTAATTCCTAACAGCATAGCTATACGTATTATTTCGTAGCGTTGGTTACTGTCTGCTATAGCAATATCTACAGCCAGTCCTTTTAGGTGGCTGCTGTTTTCTTTACCGCCTACATAATTATTATGTTCTGGCGTTCTGTAGCCGCTTGTAATAGCAATAGGTTTACCGTAAATAGTACGCATTTCGTCTAACAATTCTAGTAGTTCCTGGTCCATATTTATACCACTACCAGGCGCGTCTGGGCTGTCGAATTCTGCTATAGTAAAGTATTTTAGCATAAACTACAATATATACAAATATCACACACTATTTTTTATTTTTATATAATTCGCGCCATTTATAAATAGTATACCCTATAGTAGTTAATAAAAGTACAATTTTTAAAAGCAGTTCAATTTCTGTTAAAGATAACGCAAAAGCGCCTAAATTCATAGCGTAAAGTTTTAAGTCTTGTACTTCCATTGTGCAAAGATAAAAAATTAAAAACTTAATACAGTTATTTGGAAGTCTTCTACTCTAGCTGTGGCGTTATTTTTATTTACTTTAACTTGTATTTTAACACCTGTAGTTTTTATAGCGTCAGTTACAAAAAACTGGGTAGTTCTACTATACCTTACTTCTGTACCACTACTAGCTATTGTATCGTGCGAAAATTCTACGCTTTTAGTAGTGTCTGGGAAGTATAAACGGCTATCCATTCTAGTATTAGCGCTGCCTGTTGTTATATCGTAGTCATTACGTACTAGTACTACACTACCAGCTGGTAGTTCGCTTAGGTCTATAGTATTAGTAGCGCTGTCCCAAAGGTCGCCAGTAACGTAGCTAGGTTTATGTGTAGTTAGCGTACCGCTTCCAGCTTTATTATTTGTTAAGTCTGTCCAGGTGTCTGTTGCTAAGTTTATAGGCGTAGCTGTCGTAGCGGTGTCTTCATAAAAAGCAAAACCGCCTAAGGTATC